AGCGAGAGCAACATCATCAAGGGCATCGCACACACCGTCCTGGCTGATCCGCAGGCCCAGGCTCGCGGGCATATCTCCGCAGCGCACCGTGTCGTGAACTACCATGATCGACTGGTGAATGCCGAGGGTGGTCGTGAAGCGGTGGCCAGGGATGAGTGGGCCAGGGAGATCGGCATTAACCCACTGCGCCTGCACATGGCAGAGGAAGGCCCTACAAAGGACTTTGACAACGCGGTGGTCCTGCAAATCCGTGGCATCGACCAGGGTAGTGAGGCTATCAAGAAAGCAGCCGAGGCTCGTCGTGACGTACTCAGGGAAGCCCTGAAGATTCGCAAGGAAGCTGGTGAAGCTGGTTTCGAGAACGTGGAGGATAGCCAGGCTTACTGGTCCTTCCTGCCTGACTTCAACAAGATGCAGGAAATGGTGTCCACCCACCGGGCAGAACGTGTGATCGAACTCCTGACAGGAGCTTACATGAATGGTAGGTTCAAGCTCAGGGAGAACAGCGCACGTATGGTGGCCAATGCCACGTTCCGTAGGGTTATGCGCCAAGGTCTGTCTGACTCTGAGTCTTCCAAGTACGCTCTGAGCAAGGCTGACATTGGTGCCCTTCGCAGTGACATGGAAGAGGCAGGTGTACCCACCAACCAGATTGATGAGTTCCTTGAAGAGATCGAAAGGACTGAGCTGGAGCATAACGTCTCAGACAGGGCTAAGCTGTCTCTTGGTGCAAGCATGACGTATCAGGTTGACGATACTCTTAGGATGGTGGACATTCTGGATACCAGTATCAACGTGACTCAGAAGTATGCTCAGGAAGCAGCGGCTGGTGCAGCTCTTGCTCGCTCTGGTTTCAAGAGTCGTGGTGAGCTTACCCGTGTGCTGGATGACGCCGAGGTTACTTCCAAGAACGCTCTGTTCAACGAGGCAACCGAGAAGGGAATCAGCATCCGAGCCAAGCGTGTCACTGACACTGTGAATGGCAAGCGTCAGAAGGTTATGAAGTACGAGGTTGTCAAGGATGGCAAGCAGAAGACCGTAACAGAGTCTGAGCTGCAAGACATGCCTATCATGAAGGAAGACTTCAAGGAACGCTTCGACAACATCACTGATGAAATCCAGACCATCCGAGATAGCGTTAAGCTGCTGTATGGTGAGAGCCTAGATACTAACGTGAGCTTGGTTATCAAAGGTTCCAGGGTGGCGCGTAAGATGACCAACCTTGTAGCCCTTCAGTGGAACGGCTTTGCTTCCGTAGGCGAGGCAAGCAACCAGCTAGTCAACATGGGCGTGGTGACGACACTTCGCAACACCAGGGCTAAGGACTTCCTTTCCTTCGGTAAGATTCGTGAGTCCAAGGATTTGCAGAGTGTGGGTAATCTCGTCGGTGCCTATGGCCAGCTTGGTTCCTCTATCAAGGACAACAACTACACGCTTCAGACTATGGATGAGTACAACCAGGGTAAGGTTGAGCGTATCTTCAACAATGCCACTGGCTGGGTTAGCAACAAGTCCCAGCTATTGTCTGGTTTCCGTAGCGTCCAGCATGGTCTTGAGAACGTCCTGCTTCGCTCCATGCAGGATCGGATGATCCGTATTGCTGATGGTGAACTGAAGCCTAAGCAACGGGACTTCGATGAGATGGAGCGTGCTGGCCTTCGTCGTGACCAGATTGATGAGGTATTCCGTAGTATCAAGGATAACCCTGAGTACGTTGAGATGGATGGCAAGCAAGTCCGTGTCTTCTCAGGGAAGCACTTGCCTACTGACCTTCGTGAAGACCTGGGCGTTGCCATGACTACCATGCTGTCTCGTAACATGCAGCGTAGCTTCGTTGGTGAGACGCCTATCTGGATGAGCAAGGAGCTTGGTAAGCTAGTAACTCAGTTCCGCTCGTTCAGTATTGTGTCTATCGAGAAGCAGCTTGCCGCTGGTCTACGTGGGGACACCATCGGTATGTTCCTGAAGACCATGTTCGGTGTGATGCTTGCAACGGGTGCTTACACATCTCGTGCCTGGATTCGTTCCCAGCTTGATGAAGACCCTGAAGAGAAGTGGGAGCAGTACACTAGCCCGATGGCTCTGTCAACGGGTGTAGTGAACATGACTCCGCACCTTGGCCTTGCAGGTATGGGTATGGAGTTCGGTTACGCAAGCAACTTGATCCCTGCACCGGAGGATACATACCTCGGTAGGGCAGGTAGCCGACCCTTTACCTTGTCCAATCTGGTGCCAGCTATTGGTGTGGCAGAGGACGCAGCAAACGTAGGACGTAGTGCTCTGGGTCTTATCATGTCACCGGACAGTGAAGAGGCCATGGAGACTCTGAAGGAAGCAAGAGGCATGGCACCGCTGCTGAACTCAGCAGCAATCGGGACAGCTATGGCAATCGCCAACAAGTCTGTGGAATAAGACCACTATAGAAGATAATCATGTAAGGAGGGAGTAGATGGCATTCAGCTATACTCAGGAGATTGGTGACGGCGTTACCACCTCCTACACTTTCTCCTTCGCAGGACAGGATGAGGGCTATATTCGAGAGTCTGACATTGTAGCTTTGGTGGATGGGGTTGAAACCCCGTTCACCCTTACAAGCTCCAATACTCTTGAGTTCTCTTCTGCTCCCGCGAACGGAGCGATCATTCGTATCCGAAGGGTGATGCCTAAGAACCTGCCGTATTCCGACTTCAGCAGGGGCAACAACTTCGGACCTGATGTACTGAACAACAGTTTCTTGCAGTCGCTGTACATCATTCATGAAGCCCTGGATGGCTGGTTTCCTGAAGGGTTCCAATTCCTGACTACCGTTGGTTTCGCAGATGACGTTAACTTCAACGGGTTCGACATTAACGATGCAGGTACACTGACTGCCGAGGATATTGTCATTGGTCCTTTGTCTCTTTCAGCCGAGGGAATCCTGACAGAAGCCTATAATTGGGCACAATACCCTGTGGATCAGCTTGTACCAGAAGGTAATGGCATTGACGAGTACAGCTCTTACCATCACTCTGTAAAGGCAGAGGGCTCCGCTGACGCTGCTGCTATCTCTGAGGGCAACGCTGCTGCTTCCGAGTCAGCCGCTGCTACCAGCGCATCCAATGCAGCTACAAGTGAAGCCAACGCACTGGCGTCAGAACAGGCTGCTGCGGCAAGCGAGTCCAACGCAGCAACCTCAGAAGCCAACGCCCTTGCAAGTGAGCAGGCTGCTGCTACCAGTGAGTCAAATGCTGCTACCAGTGCATCCAATGCAGCAAACAGTGCCAGCGCAGCAGCTACCAGTGAGACGAACGCTGCCAATAGCGCCAGCGCGGCTGCAACCTCTGAGACAAATGCGGCTACATCAGCATCAAATGCACTCGCTTCAGAGAACAAGGCCGAGGAATGGGCAGATAAGGCAGAGGACGTTGAAGTTGAGCCGGGACGTTATAGTGCCAAGCATTGGTCTGAAAAGGCGGAGGCTTGGGCTACAGTAGCATCCCAACGATACCTATTCCCTGAAGATTATGCTACACTACAGCTTGCTGTTACTGATGCGGTAGCAAGGGACATGCCTCTTCTTCTCGACGGAGATACCTATAACATTACAAGCACCATCAGTGCTACCATCTCTGATAACAATGGTCTTCGTATCATTGGCAATGGCTCTACAATCTCTGGAAACTTTGCCGGACCTTTGATTGAAGTGAATGGTTCAGGAGAGATTGCATCAAGGCTTGAGATCAGAGGTCTTCTTCTGTCGAACCCATCGGGTCAAGGTATCGGACTCTCAGGGGATGCTTCGGCTGTTACAGGCACAAGAGGTTGGGGCATTATTGAGGATATTGATTGTGCCCATGGTCAGATTCTTGACTACCTGATTCATGCAGTTAATTGGAGGCATGTAAACTTCAGAGACATTACAGGTAAGGCAGGGTCAGGAAACTCTGGAGGTGTATTCATCCAGGGTGATGGGAACTTCGCAGGCGATATGAACTTCCATGGTTGTGAGTTCGCTTCAGATGGAACAGGAAGGCCATTCTATGTTAACTCCGATAATAACGGAGAGGCCCGAGGAATCCATCTGGTTGATTCGTATATCTATGGACCTCGTAGTCTTATCGACGCATACAACGGAGCATTGTCTGCTGACATTTTCTTCACAGGTGTACAGTGGGATGCCTTCACAGGAGGTATCGGGCTTACAGTGGACACTGGAACAACAGGTAATGTTGATAATGTTGTAGTGTCTAACTTCTACTTCCAGCAGAGTGACAGCATGTGCATCCTGCTTACAAGTGGAGGTGGTAACGTATCCAACTGCAATATAAACAATGGTGTAGTTGGTGGGGTTAACACAACAGACTTCCTGTTCAACTGCTACAGAGCCCTTGATGTTGGATTCTCTGACATTACAATGCAGAGCTGCTCAGTTGGAACTGCTCTCTTCGGGTTTAACCAAGACAACCGTTCTGCTGGGTTATCCTGTATCGGAAATAGGGCTCTCGGCTGCACTGGTTCTGCTATCAAAGTATACAATGCAGATGTAGCAACCATTGTAGGCAATACCTTCGCTGGGCTTGGTTGGGATTTGACTGGTGTGGTACGTAGTAACGAAGGCTTTAACGTTATTAACTAAGGAGATATAATGTCTAGCACAGTATCTCAAGCAGTAGACGGCGGCCTTCGGGTCGCCCCTCCCTTGGGTGTCAGTGCAGCCAGCTTCCTTGGACTTGGGATGGAGGACTGGATGTACATTGCCACTATTACGTACACCGTCCTTCAAAGTTCATTCTTGGTATATAAATGGAGGCAGGCTCACAGAAAGCATAAGGAGAGAAAGTATGGCAGGACGTACAACTGAAACGGAGGTCGGGTTCCTCAGTAAGCTGGTAACACAGCTCTACACCCGTAAGGCCGAAGCCATCCTGAATAACATCGAGGAAGGCATGGACCCTGACATGGCTATTGACCATCGGGTTCTCCAGGCTATGGGTAAGTGGGTTCTTGACAACGGAGTGTTCGCTGCACCTGATGCCCAGGATTCCAATAGCCCGCTTCAGGCTCGACTGAAAGAGATTCAGGA